CCCATAGCATATAGTGTAGCACTTAATATTGCTCGTATAGGCGTAACAGCTGCAACAAAACAATACAGTAAAAAAATACCTAAGTTTATTATAGAAACACTAGCAAAAAATAAAAAACTATTAACAAAAAATAAAAAGGGCAATCTTGACTTTGACCCTAAAGCTAAAATTAAAGTAAATAAACAACTTGATGCTATTAAAAAAAATAATGTTACAAAAAAGAAAGACATTAAGCCAATTAATAAAGACCTTAAAAGCTCCGTTAAAAAGAAAACAAAAATAGAAAAAGTAACTGGCCCTATTACAGGAAATACTATATATAAAAATATGGCAAAAGAAGTTAAGCAACTTTCTAATATAGTAAATAAATTAACACTAGGTACTGGCCCTGCATTAAAAAAATCACTTGTAAAAAGACCATTAACTACACTTGGTGGTGGATATGCAGGCTATAAAGCTGTAGATATGGGAACAAAACTATTCTCTGGTGGTGGCAGCAATAAAAAAAGCGAAACTGATGTTACAAATGAAGTAACAGGTAATGGCTCTACTAATAACAAAACAACGACACAAGTTGGAGGCACAGGCGGCACAGGTGGTACAGATGTAAATGATTTTGTAGCTGCCCATAACGCTGCTCTAGATGGTGGTCAACAAATTTTTAGATTTGATGGAAAAGCATTTTCTGTTGGTAAGACAAGAATGTCTGATTTTTAGTGGCTAGAGACTACAAAAACGAATACGTTACCTATGACTCTAAACCTAAACGAGTAAAAGCAAGAGTTGCTAGAAATAAAGCTAGAAGAATAATGAAGAGAGCCGGACTGGCTAAAGTTGGAGATGGTAAAGATGTACACCATAAAGATAACAACACAGCTAACAATTCCAGGAAAAATCTGACAATGCAAGCTGCAACTAAAAATAGGTCTTATGCAAGAACTAAAACAGGGAAAATGAAAAAATGACAAAGAAAGGTTTATACGCAAATATCAATGCTAAACGAAAAGCAGGTACAAGTAATACTAAAGCTAAATCTACTATTACCCCTAAAGCATACGCAAATATGAAGGCGGGCTTCCCTAACTCGAAAAAAAATAAAAAGGCATAATTATGAAAGGCGTACCTCATTATCTACCCAGCGGTAAAGAATTTAAAGGCAAAACACATAAGATGCCAAATGGTTCATTACATACTGGCGTTAAACACACAAAAAATTCACAAAAACTAACACATAAGAAACCGAAGAAAGTTACAGTTTAATGGTACTAAAAAGATATCAAAGTAAAACGGGTGGCTTAAACGAAGCAGGTCGTAAACATTTTGAAGCTAAGGATGGTGGTAATTTAAAAGCACCAGTACCGAAAGGTAAGAATCCTAGAAGAGTTTCTTTTGCAGCAAGGTTTGCAGGAATGGCAGGCCCTATGAAAAAGCCTAACGGAGAACCTACAAGAAAAGCATTAGCTTTAAAGAAATGGGGATTTGGTTCTGTGGCAGCAGCTAGAACTTTTGCTCAAAACAATAAGAAAAAAACATAATGTCTATTTGTGTAATTTGTAACCATGAGTGTCATTGTGATAATAGAGGTTCTTGTTGTGGTGGTGAATGTCATTGTAACTCTTGTGAACATGAATTAAAATCGGATATATAATGCCAACTTATCAATATTATCATAAAAAGAAAAAAGAATACTTTACAGAGAATTTACCTATACATAAAAGAAAGAATCCTTGTAGAGACCCTTTTGTAGAATTAAGTATTACCGCACCTAACATTGCAACACTATCGGATAGAGGTGGTAAAGAAGATAAAATGAGAGAGCAACTTTTATCAACAGCAGAAGCAGGATATCAAGAAAGAGAAATTAAAGAAGAGTTAAAAATTATACCGGAGTCTCCAGAATGGAAAAAAGAAAAACGAGTAAAGAAGAAACAAAAAAGCCAGTGGCTTTAAAGAAGCCAAATATTAAAATAGAATTAAATCATTTAGGTTATCCTTTAGACGACCCTTATGGCTTAGTAGCAGCTTTCTGTAATGAAAAAGCTCCTATGACTGTGTTTAATGGTTAAACACGTTGGTCAATGGTACTGGTCTAATGACTGGCTTGGTAATAAATCAAAAGCCTGGTATTTTGGCCCACGATTAGATTGGATGAATTTAGATAAAGATGAACTTACTACCAGAAACAAAAAAAGAAAAAGAACTAACACAGCAACAAGAAAAATTTCTTGACGCATTATTTGGAGAAGCTAATGGCAATCCAAAACATGCAGGTGAAATAGCAGAGTACGCAGAAGGTTCATATACCTACGCAATTAAATCTCTCAAGTCAGAAATTATGCAAAGAGCTGAAACAGTTCTTGCCGCACATTCACCTAAAGCTGTTATGGGTTTAGTTAGTGGATTAGATGCAGATGGAAGCCTACCACAGGCAAACATTCGTATTGAAGCGGCTAAACAAATACTTGATAGAGTAGGTTTAGGTAAAAGAGAACAATTAGACGTTAACGCAAAAATAGCACACGGAATATTTATACTACCCGCAAAAGATGACATCATTAATGGAGCAACAGAATCAATTTCCGAGCCGGAGGCGTAAGTCTCGAGTTATACCATTTGGGTATAAAAAATCGGAAACGGATGATAAAGTATTAGAGCCAATTCAAGAAGAGTTGGAAGCTCTAGAACAAGCAAAAGTTTATTTAGATAATTCATCTTATAGAGAAGTTGCTACTTGGGTAACGAAAAAAACAGGAAGATATATTAGTCATGTAGGTTTATTGAAAGCAATCAATAGGTATTAATGTGAATGATATACCTCCTCCAAAATTAAAATCTGCACAAGGAAAACAGAGAGAAAAAAAACCTGTTGCATCTTTAGCAAAAGCTAGAGAATCAGCAAGGCTATCTGTTAAAAAACAACAAGATAAATTAAGTAAATTAAAAAGTAAATTACAAAATGCAACTCGTGTTGCACAAACAAAAAAAGAAAGTTTAAAGCAGATAGATAAAGCTTTAGATGGAAAAGAAACAACAGTTATAGATAAACAGATTTTAGAATCTGTACCGGATAATGTTCGTGATTTAGTAAACAAACAAGATGTTATATTTGAGCCTAATGAAGGCCCACAAATGCAATTCTTGGCTTCATCAGAAAGAGAAGTATTCTATGGGGGTGCTCGTGGTGGAGGTAAATCTTATGCCATGCTAGTAGACCCACTTCGTTATTGTACTAAAGCGGCTCATAGAGCACTCTTAATACGAAAAACGATGCCAGAGCTTCGTGACATGATTACACACTCTCAGAGGCTGTATTCTAAGGCATATCCTGGTGCTAAATGGAGAGAGCAAGAAAAAGAATGGCGATTTCCTTCTGGTGCTAGAATTGAGTTTGGTTATGCAGATAACATGACAGATGCTCTTCGTTATCAAGGACAATCATATACTTGGATTGGAATAGATGAATTACCACAGTATCCTACTCCAGATATATTTAATTTTCTACGTTCTTCTTTAAGAAGTGTAGACCCAACTATACCTGTATACTTACGAGCAACAGGTAATCCGGGTAATATTGGCTCTCAATGGGTAAAAGAAATGTTTGTTAATCCAAACACACCTAATGAACCTTTTTATATTAATATTGAAACACCAATGGGTGTAAAACAAATATCAAGGCGGTTTATACCGGCAAAATTGGAAGACAATCCATACTTAATGCAGACAGATGATTACTATGCAATGTTATCATCATTACCAGAAATACAAAAAAAACAATTTTTACAAGGAGATTGGGATGCTTTTGAGAATTCATCATTTCCAGAATTTAGTAAAGCTACACATACTACTGACGCTTTTGACATACCTAAGAGTTGGTCTAAGTTTCGTTCTTGTGATTGGGGCTACTCTAGTCCTGCCTGTTGTTTATGGTTTGCTGTTGATTGGGATAATAATTTATGGGTTTATCGAGAACTATATACGACCAGAGTAACAGCAGATAGATTTGCTAGAATGGTTATGGAATTAGAACATGGTGAGTATATAAAATATGGTATACTCGATTCTTCTACATGGGCTAGGCGAGGAGATGTTGGGCCAAGTATAGCTGAGACAATGATTGTTGAAGGATGTAAATGGAGACCTGCAGATAGGTCGCCTAAAAGCAGAGTTAATGGAAAAATGGAATTGCATAAAAGATTTAAAATTGATGGAGTTACAGAATCTCCCCAATTAAAAATTTTTAATAATTGTAAAAACTTAATACGAACACTTCCCTTACTGCCAGTAGATAAACATAATCCGGAAGATGTAGATACATATTCTGAAGACCATGCTTATGATGCACTTAGATATGGTGTTATGAGTAGACCTTTAAATCCTAATTCAAATAATGGATTTTTAAATTCAGAAAAAGACCCTAAGTTTAAACCCGCTGACAGTATATTTGGATATTAAAAACATGCATAAGAAAGAGATACTTTGTGAATGTAACTCAGAATTACCAGAATCAATTAAAATTGGTTACAGAAATTATAAATTAGAAGCATGGAAACAAACTGTTGCAACAGCTAACGAAGCAAGTGGTCAACTTTTTATTACAGCAGGTGTCTTAGGATACAACCAAGAAGAAAAAGGAGTTTC